TGAATAAAGCTGCCGAGATATTAACTCTTGAAAAAGAGAGAGTCGGAGCTGATATGTTTGCTCATTTGGATCCAGCAAATGCTGAAGATCCTACTGACACTGAAGTGACTACTGCTTCCTCTGATGAACCAGAGGTTGATACAACCGAAGTCCCTGCACCAGACGAAAATGAAACTAATAACTGAACAGATTGAAGAGGTACAATTTTTAACCGAAGATAATAATGGTAAAAAGAACCATTACATTCAAGGTGTATTCCTCCAATCTGAAATCAAAAATAGAAATGGTAGGGTGTATCCATTAGATATTCTTGAAAGAGAAGTCAATAGATATACCACAGAAAACATTTCTAAGAATCGTGCTTTGGGTGAATTGGGACATCCAGAAGGACCAACAGTTAACCTCGATAGAGCTTCACATAAAATTGAATCACTTGTAAAAGAAGGAAACAATTTTATAGGAAAAGCAAAACTTTTAGATACACCAATGGGTCAGATTGCAAAATCTCTCCTAGATGAGGGTGTATCATTAGGCGTTTCTTCAAGGGGAGTTGGTTCTCTTAGAGAAATGGGCGGTGCAAATTATGTTCGTGATGACTATCAGTTAGCAACTGCTGCTGACATTGTTGCAGATCCATCTGCTCCTGATGCTTTCGTAGAAGGTATCATGGAAGGAAAGGAATGGGTTTGGGATAATGGATTGTTAAAAGAGCAGGAAATTTCTTCGATAAAGAAAGGAATTGATGCTGCTACCCTATATAACTTACAGGAACGTAAGGTTTCCGCATTTGAACAGTTCCTGAAAGGACTTTAATTTATAAATAAATTCAGAATGCAATACTATTGTTTTTAAGGAGTATTAATATGTCAGCATCAGTTGACCAGAAATTTGAAACCTTCGTCGAAGAAAATATCTCTGAACGCCAAGTCACTGATGGTGCTGGTAAAGCAGATGGTATGGAAAAAGTTTCCGTCCCTGCTCCGCAAGATACTTCGATTGAAGATTTGGGAGGTCCGACCAACCAAAATTATAAGCAGGATGATAACTCATCCAAAATTGCCAATAAAGGCACAACAGCAATCAAAGGAAATGCTGTTAATAAAAATGCTGGTGCAGCTGAGGGAAAACCTGCTGGCATCACTAAAGCAGAAGAAGTTGAAACCAAAGGAGAAGTCGTTGAAGAGGAACTTAATGTCGATGACGATGTTAAAGCTCTATTAACTGGCGAAGAACTCTCTGAGGAATTCAAAGCAAAAACAAAAACTATCTTTGAAGCTGCTATCAAGAGCAAGATCTCTGAGCAGAAGAAAAAGTTAGAAGAAGAATTTGAAAAGAAATTATCTGAAGAATTGGAAGCAGCTAAAACTGAACTTTCAGAGAAAACAGATAAGTTCCTTTCTTATGTTGCCGAAGAGTGGAAAAAAGAGAATGAAATCGAAATCCACAAAGGCATCAAACTAGAAATGTATAACTCCTTCATGGATGGCATGAAGAAGCTTTTTGAAGAAAATTATGTACAAATCCCTGAAGATAAATATGATGTTCTTGAAGAGATGACTAACAAACTTGATGAAATGGAAGAGAAGCTCAATGAGCAACTTGAGAAGAACGTCTCACTCAACGGTCAAATTAATACTCGCACACGTGAGTCATTAATAGCCGAAGTATCCAAAGGTCTAGCTCAGACACAGGCAGAGAAGCTTGCTTCACTTGCTGAGTCAGTTGAGTTTGAATCTGAGGAATCCTTTAAGGAGAAACTAGATACCCTTAAGGAAAACTATTTCCCTAAAGAGAAAGTTTCTACACCTAAGGAAGATGTAGCTACAGGAGATGTCGCAGCACCTGCAGAAGGTCCTATGGCAGCTTATGTAAAAGCAATCTCCCAATGGCAATAAATTATTAACCTATTAATCTACGGAGAAAAAAAACAATGACATTAGGTATGTCAAAGGTTCTTCAAGAGAAGTGGGCACCTGTTCTTGATCACGGTGATCTTCCAAAAATTGAAGATAACTACAAGAAAGCTGTTACCTCTATCCTCTTAGAGAACCAAGAAAAAGTAATTAATCAGGAACGTCAGATCCTATCTGAAGCAGTTCCTACAATGAACACAGACCCAGGCTCTACAGGAAATCCTGGTTTTAGTTCATCTGGAGATCAGTCAGTTGCTGGTTTCGACCCTGTTCTAATCTCTTTGATTAGACGTGCAATGCCTAACTTGGTCGCATATGACCTTGCTGGTGTTCAACCAATGAGTGGTCCTACTGGACTAATCTTTGCAATGAGAGCACGTTATGATGGTCCTGGTACAAGTAATGCTGAAGCATTCTTCAACGAAGTTAACCCAAATCAGTCAGGTACTGGTGGTGCTAACGACGTATCTGGTGCTGGCCCAACACTAACTGGTGACAACCCTGCTGTTCTTAACGACGCATTTGCTGCTGGTTCTAACGAAGCTACCTCACAGAGTTACTATGACAATGGTGCTCCAATGTCCACACAGGACTCTGAAGCATTAGATAGTGACGGTTCTGCTCCTGATTTCAGAGAGATGGGCTTCAGTATCGAGAAGATCTCGGTTACTGCTAAGTCACGTGCTTTGAAAGCAGAGTACAGTATTGAACTTGCTCAAGATTTACGTGCAATTCACGGTCTTGATGCTGAGTCAGAATTGGCTAACATCCTCTCATCTGAGATCCTTGCTGAAATCAACAGAGAGATTGTTCGTACAATTTACAAATCTGCAAAACGTGGTGCACAACATGACACTGCTACTGCTGGTATCTTCGACCTAGACGTTGACTCAAATGGTCGTTGGTCAGTTGAGAAATTCAAGGGACTTCTTTTCCAAATCGAAAGAGACGCAAACGCAATCGCACGTGAAACTCGTCGTGGAAAAGGCAACATGATCATGTGCTCTGCAGACGTTGCTTCTGCACTTGCCATGGCTGGTGCTCTTGATTACGCTCCTGCAATCGAAGGTAACAACCGTCTACAAGTTGATGAGACAGGTAATACTTTCGCTGGTATCCTTAACGGACGCTACAGAGTGTACATCGACCCTTATGCTACTATCACACGTGGTGGTACAAACTCTTCAGGTAACTCAGGTAATCAGTACTACGTTATCGGATACAAGGGTTCATCTCCTTATGATGCTGGTCTGTTCTATTGTCCTTATGTACCTCTACAGATGGTACGTAGCGTCGGGCAAGACGACTTCCAGCCACGCATCGGATTTAAGACACGTTATGGCGTAGTTCTTAACCCATTTGCTAAGGGATATGATTCAACTCTTACAAACTCCGATCCACAAGCTGCTGCTAACCTCAGTACTAACGTTTACTACAGAAGAGTATCTGTTGCAAACCTAATGTAATTCGGATTACATATTTTAAGAGAGACCCTACGGGGTCTCTTTTTTTATGTCTAAATACTAGGGGAGGACTCCTTTTTTATGGTGAGCAATACAAACTTCTTAGCACCAGTAGCATTTCAATTGGATATACCTTTGTTTAAAGAGGTATCATTCCAATGCAATTCAGCTAATATTCCTGGTATATCAATGGGTGGTCCACAACAGGCAACTCCTTTTAATGATTTCCAACTAAGTGGAGATAAATTAAACTATGAGGATTTTCAGGTAACTGTTCTTATTGATGAGGATTTAAGAAACTATTCTATCATTCACAACTGGATGACTGGAATTACATATCCACATAAAGCAGATCAGTGGAGAGAGTTTGCTAATACAATGGTAGCAAAGGAGCACAAAGGACCAGATTATGATAGGTTGGATCTTACTCTTAGGATACTAAACAGTAGTTTCAACACCCAAACTGTAGTCAAAATATACGATGCATTCCCTGTAGGAATTACAAGTTTACCCTTTAGTGTAGACACTAATGACATCCAGTATCTAACTGCAGACATCACTTTCAAATACACATACTTTAAACTACTCGATAAGAATGATAAAGAATTGACACTATGACCCTACAGCAGCAATTCATTGATGAATGGCGTGAAGATGCTGTAATGAACGATGACTTATTTGATGAGGCACGTAGAATACCCATACTTCATGCGAAGTGGTTGGACAAATATCTAAGGATACAACTACTTAAAAAAGAAAAAGAATACGAGTACAATATACTCTATAAGAATAAGTACCATTACTTCATGGGAAGAGAAGAGATTGCACCTGATGCAAAGATCATGAAGAATGAAGTACCGATATACCTCAATGCAGATGAGGAAATAATTAAAGCACAAGCAACACTAGATCTATACGATAAACTAGAGGAAACTCTAAAGTCAGTTCTAAATAACATTAACAATCGGTCATTCCAAATTAAGAATGCTATTGATTGGTTACGTTATTCGAGAGGTATAGATGAGTGATGTTCTTATTAAAAAGAAGAACGAAGTATACCTTCTTCTAAAAACTCCACCTCATATCTCTTACGAACTTTCTGATCACTTCACCTTTGAAGTGCCAGAAGCGAAGTTTATGAGTGCATATAGAAAACGTTACTGGGATGGTAAGATACGTTTGTTCTCTCCAGCAACTGGTCAGATATATGCAGGTCTTAGACAGTACATAGAAACATTTTGTGAAGAAAGAGGATACGAATATTCTTATGTTGATAATGAACATTTTGGTATGCCTGATGCAGAGGATGAACTCATATCACCTCAAGGTATTAAAACGTATGTTGATAAGTTTACTTCATTAAAGGTAAGAGGTTATCAGTATCAAGCAATATATGAAGCGTTACGGAAAAGAAGAAAGTTAATAGTATCACCTACAGGATCAGGTAAATCTCTGATGATATATTCTATCGTCAGGTTTTTATTTGAGTCAGGACAGAAGACATTGATTGTTGTACCTACTACATCATTGGTTGAACAATTATATAAGGACTTCTTTTCCTATGGGTGGTGTGTGGATGATCATGTACACAAGATATATGCCAATCATGAAAAGGTAAATGATAAACCAGTAACTATAACTACATGGCAATCAGTATATAAACAATCTAAGAAATGGTTTCAACCATTTACTGCAGTAATAGGAGATGAAGCACATCTATTTAAAGCAAAGTCACTGACTGATATACTTACTAAGTTACACCATGCAAAGTATCGTGTTGGATTTACTGGTACTCTAGATGGTAGTAAGACAAACAAGTTAGTACTAGAGGGATTATTTGGTCCTCATGATAAGGTAACTAATACCAATGAGTTAATCAAAGCAGGTCACCTTGCTAAGTTAAAGATTAAAATTATTACACTCAAACATCCACATACTGAGTTTGATACTTATCAGGATGAAATGGATTGGATAGTAACTCATCCTCAAAGAAATAATTTCATAAAGAACCTTGCATTAGACCTTACGGGAAATACACTTGTCCTATTCAACTACGTAGAAAAACACGGAGAACCACTTTATGAGATGATAAATAGTTCTGCATCTAATGGACGTAAGGTATTCTTTGTTCATGGTGGTGTTGAAACCACAGACAGAGAAGAAGTTCGTACTATAACTGAGGAGCAGGACAATGCGATCATTGTTGCATCTTATGGTACTTTCAGTACTGGCATTAACATTAAGCGGTTGCACAACATCATCTTTGCGTCGCCTAGCAAGTCCCGTATTAGAAACCTCCAGTCAATTGGTCGAGTTCTCAGAAAAGGTGAGAACAAATCAGTAGCAGTTCTTTATGATATTGCTGATGATACTACCAAAGATGGGAGAAGTCCAAATTATACACTACGTCATTTGTTTGAGAGAGTAAAAATTTACAATCAAGAAAGTTTCGATTATGAACTTATAAAGGTAAAATTAAAACAGTAAGTATGGATCCATTTTACGCTAGTATTAAATTTAAAAGTGAGGAGGAAGTCCTGTGCTTTGTGAA